GTAGAACGTTGTGCTAAAAAAACCGCCTCATCTTTGTCTTTCTTCTGTATATTGCATCGTCTACACGCAGCAACAAGATTATCCAACGAATCTTCCCCGCCCTTGACCTTTGCAACCCGATGATCCACTTCATTAGCTGTGTCACCGCAATAAGCACACGTATACGCATCACGTTTGAGTACCTGTAACCTTATCTTCTTCCAATGAGCAGTAGCTCTATATGGCTTTAATGCCATCCTTTATTCTCCCAATGTGCTAACGCTTTGCACGGCTTTCCATTGTATCGATGCTTGATGTAATCAAGATGAACATCTATCTGTTTATATGGGCTTAGTGTGCCATACCACTTAGATCTCATCTGACCTAATCCATAATGGCTACCATTCTTAGCTTTGTAATTCCATCTACTCTCATAATGGATTAGCCAGTTATAGCATTGGAAGTCATCCCAGTTGAGTTTGTTGTATGCATAAAGCTTTATATTCATAACGTTAAATGGCTCTTGAGAATATGCTTTTTGAGGTGCAGCGAAGCTTAGATTTATGGCTAACAGCCCAATAAATACAGCTCCCGCCAATGCTCGTCCGCGAAGTGCGCTGCCTCTCAGGCGCGCAAGCGGTCTGAGCATACCACGCTTGTCAAGGGCAAGCCTCTGACCTGCGGTTTTGTTCTCAATTGTCGACATTTGTGCAGGATTCACATTTATCTCGCTTCCCATAGATCCATAATCCACAGCCGTAGCATCGGTGCAGGTAAAGCGGATCACCGGACACGTCCCAAACCCGATCTCTTCAAATCAGCCATGTTGCGTTCCCCAATAGCCCATAAACTTACTGGCATCCATATCTGTTGTTTTTTTCCTTCTGGCGTTATAAATGCGATATTTGTTGTCAATCGTAATCCCATAGCATCGCTATCCCACAATTTTCCAAACCAATTACTCTTACTGTAAGGGATCAAACAAAATCCGTTGTTGTGTTCTAGCCATTTATCTATCCATGGTGTTGGATTGCTATAAGGCGGATTCATCCAAACCCTGCCAAACCACTTAGCGGTCAACCCATCTGAATCTTTATCAAAATAATTAACGGCGGGGACGTGCAATGCTCCGCCTTTTGGTGCACATACATCTAAATCAAAGATAACTTTCAAAGCATCAAAGACAAATCGCGGCGTGTAAAGTTCATCGTTTGCCATACCCCATCCCTTTCAATAAATACACTAGATCTTCAACTCGGAGAACCGCCACCCAATCATCAATGGCGGCTTCTCCTTGACCATTTAGGCGCATGACGGCTACGCCTAGTCCCGTGGTCTTTCGTGCTTTGAGTTGGCGCATTGTGGCTGCTGGATCAAATTTGGTTCTAGCTTTGACTTCAATATCCAATCCTTCTATGCCTTGAATATCGCTCCCGCTAGCCCCTGATCCCACTTGATGCGCGTGTGCCCAACCATGATCACGCAAGTATTGTGCTAATATACGCTCGCTTTCACGACCTCTGACTTTTCGTGATTTGCTCATTAGTTTGACCTCACATGACAGGTGCGACATTCGCACGGCTTTACTGCCCCCGCAGTTATAGGCTCGTTACAATTGTCGCACACGTCCAATCGATTATCTAATACCAACATTTAATCACCCGCCTTTTCTAACCATTCCTCAACAAGTTGATTGATAAGTCCGGCTAAACAATCTGCACAACAATTGATTGTTTTCCCGTCTGGGCATGCGTTGACATTCGCAATTATGTCTTTCCAATAGATCTGATTCATCCTGCCACCAACTCCTCATCTTCAGGTCTAAAGCTCCATTTTCCTGACGGATCAATAATCATCCAAATTGACTTGCATTGTTCGGCTTTGCGCTTCATAGGAAGAGGACACACCCAACCACGATAAGCGCCGTTTTTACCAGTACCTTCACGCAAGACTCGAGAACCATGCTTGCAACTCGGAATAGGTTCGGCAGATAGTGTCTGCTTAACAAGATCAATTGCATTCTCAAATGCGGGTTCAATGTCAGCCGGTGGCTCAATTGTTGTATCCCAGACGATTTCAGTTTCTTTGTTCGTTGCACTTAGAAACTCCTTCTGTTCCTCAGTTCGTACACGAATTGGTGCAGGACGTTGCGCAGCATCGTTAACCCTAGCCATTTCCACACTGCTTGCTCGCTTTCCTTTAGCAGAAAGCCCCAAGTTCGCCAAGCACCGACCGATAGCAGACGTCTCGCAATTTTCAAACCAAAAATCGCGATCAACGCCGCGATCCTTGCGAGCACCGCGAGCATAACCAGTAGCGGAAGGCTGAGAATCAACGTGAGTTCGGTAAGCAATAGCTTTGAATACGACAATGCCCTTTTCTTCATCGTTTAACACCTGTTCTGTAATAATTGCCCCATCCTCGTAGATTTCATAGAACTTGTGGATTCTTGAGTCGACATCTTCATAATCATTCAAATTGAACATCTAGTTCCTGCTTTCCTTCTTCGTAATCGAGTTGTTCCTTGAAGCTCCACGTTGACCCATCGTGCCAAGTTTGTGCTTCTTTAGCGCAAGTAAAGCAGTAATGCCTGTCAATGACCTTGCCGCGCCGAAACGATGTGATTGTCCAGACCGCTTGCGTTTGACCCCGAACATCACTAGTGCCCCATCTCATTTTGCAGTAACAACACCAAGTTCCCTTTCGACTAGGCGTAATCTTTGCCATAATCAGCCCAGTCCGTGCCCAATGCCATTTCGCCGGCGAGCGCAGCATAGGAAACCAAGTCAACAAAACTATCCCGGTTTGCAGTTTCAACGATCCGCGAGACTTTAACCAATGCCATTGCGATGCACACGTCCAACGGATCAATTTCCCGTCCGAAATAGCTAGACCATAGCTCAGCGATTCGCTTGATATTGATTGCTGGATGTCCGTATTCAAGTCCACGTTCATCGATAATGTCTGCCGCACTAGTCAATAAGTCTTTCGCTCTGTACGAGTTTTCCTCTGACGTAGCCTTTTGCGTACCCATTTTGATAGCCCCTTTTATAGATTGAGTCGATTCCTACATAAACCATTAGTCCACCGAAAAATAGACCAATGCAGATCATTACGATTTGTTCTGGAGTAAAGTTATTCGACATCTGCACTCACCCCATGAACATCAAGAAAGTATGCAGCCAAAACCTCACGGCTCAAACGACCGCGCTCTTGGCTTATACCTAGCTTGTTTTTTGCATACTGGCGAATGAATGATGCCTTGACATAGTGCTTGCCATCGGTGTATGCACCCGACTTCCGATCAAATCGGATTATGCCCATTTCAAATCCCCTTTCAAATAGGATTTCAAATCCTATTTTGACGGGGTAAATGCTATTTTGTCAACGACACGCCCAAAGAAAAACCCCCGCACACGCCCAATGTTGCTTAGGGCAGTAACGGGGTATAAGTATTTTAGCCGAAACGTTTCCCTTCTACAATAAAGCTGCCGTCACGCTCGACCGGAATTGCTACAGGTTGGACGCGCTTGCGGTCAATATAGATAATTCCAAAGCCACCCTGCCAATTCATCGTTCCACGGGTGTAATAAGCCTGTGAGATGTCCATTAGGTGTCCTACCTCAAACCCCGTGAGAACGCCCGTCAAAACGCCACCTGAGGCAGTTGAGAAGGATGATATGCCTTGCCTATGAGTGTGACCGCACACCACCGACTTACCATGCCTTTTAGCCGCCTCTAGGGCCGTCAGGCCACCGTGTGGTTTTGTGGCCTGTTCGTCCCCATGCACCATAACCCAATTCTCATGGAATTGATATGGCTTGCGGTGGAACTTAATGCCCAATGCATCAAAGCCCATAAAGTTTTCATACTGAAGTTCTGGTAGCCCAATAAGGCCGGGTAGTCGTTTACTTAGTGAATTGTAGAGTCTGTCGGTGTGATTGGATCTGACGATATGGGTGACACCCAATTCGTACAAAACACTTTGGCAATCGTCTCGATCGCGTCCAATTGTGCCCGACCATTCATCACGCCCAGATGACCAACGTGAAATGGTCTGAAAGTCGAGCTCATCGCCCACGCATAGAACGTCATCAGGTTTGTATTTTCTGATGAATTGGGCGACATTTCTAACAGCTTTCTTATCGTGGAACGGAACTTGTAAATCGGAGATAACTACGATTCGCTTAATCTTCGTCCTCGTCATCCTCGTATGGAGTCAAATCTGGATTCGGGATAATCCAGTCAGGTAAGCGCATTTGTTCTTCGATATACCAGCGCGCTCTATCTTCTCCATAACCTGCCCGAACAAGAGCTTCGTAACACTCAACAATTTGTGTAGCCCAAATATCAATAGGCTTCAGTGGCTCGCCCGTGCGTTTAGCAGCGGCTTCTTTCCGCTTACGTTTAGCGGCGAGTTCGCTTTTTGTTGGTTTTCTTGCGCTCATTAGTAAGCAATTCTAAAACCATGCGCTCGAGTTTATCGATGCGCGACACGATGTTTGAAGCTTCCAGAATGCCGGGCACTTCATGTCGAATAATGTAACGAAGCCCGCCGACAATAAGCGCGCAGCATGACAATATCGCGGCAACAAAGGCCGCCCATTCTGCTGGTGTCATCGCCGACCAAACGCCGTATCGTTAGGATTCAAATATCGAAGGATGACAGGCAGACTCGCGCATAATGCCGCATTCACAATCGCTTGGGCATCCCAACCGACTGCAAGGTATGTCGCTATTCCTGCCGCCAAAAATGATCTTGCCCATGATGCTCCTACTGCCTTGAGTTCGTTCATAATGCTCCTAGATGTTGTATAGAACGGATATTACGTTCGTACCGGTGGAGGTGATTCCATAGAGTGCTTGATCTGCAGGAATTGTAATTTCTAACTTATCTCCGTTATCCATGTGGTATCCATTAGCGGCCGTCACGTCACTTCCCCCGATAAAAACCTGTCCCTTGGCATGCAGGGCAATTTGACGATTCCCTTCGTGTGCTGGAGCTATTATTGATCTTGTTGTCGTCAACGATACCTGTTCGGTTTTTATCACTTACGTCTCCTGTCAGAAGTGGAATGTAAAACATTCCGCCATCGGTGTCGCCCAATTTTGTAAAGCTGATGTGAATGTGTTTCTTGTGAGGATTGATGCCCTTATACGGACGCCACTTATAGTTAAGACGCCAGCTTGCAATCTTGCCATTAAAAATTATGTAAGCAATTCGTTTATCAGTTCTGGCAAGTATTCGTAACTGATCTGCAAGGTCGAACGCCTCGGATGTATGGGATCGCAGGTCAGCGTCAATATCGATGGCACGTACAATGCCCTCAGGAGAAGGAGAGTGATCGGACTTACGAGCTGCATGGCGCGCGTCACCGATCCATCCATCCGAAGTTCGATCTCTATCGGGGAATGCATCGTCAATCTGCTCTCGAAGTTGCTGCCCCGCTTTGCACAACTTAGCCAAGTAATTTCACCAATTGATCAACAGTCAAACCCAGTTTTGCCGCAATTGCCGCTTTTTCTTTTTCCTTGGCAACCAATTCGCTTTCGGCATCCTCCTTGGCTTTGAAAAATGCTTGTTCATCGGCTTTACGTTGTTCGATTTCTTCCGGAGTCATATCACGAATTATTTCTTCACCGGTTTCGCAATTGACAATTTTTATTGTGTATTCAGTCATTATTTAATCCCCCAAAGTACGGCTGTCCCGCCTGAAAAACTACCGCTATTAAAAAATAAATCAATGCTCGTAATTGCAGAGGTACTCATATAGTTTCCATGATTTGCAATTACATAACCGGTGCTTGTATTGCTCCAATAACTGTAACTTCCCAAAGCTTGATACGTTTTTCGATAACTGGTACTTGCGTAGTTTTGAATCCTTAAAACAGAAAAATTAATCGTATTATTCGTGTTAGAAGTACCATCGCCTAAAACAATTGAAGTATAAGCGGTATTATTTGCCCCGTCGGCATACTGACCCCGACGGTAATTGCTCCCAGAATCACTATTAAATCTCGCTGAAAACGTGTTTTGATTGCTGCCATAAGCTTCATATATGACCAATTGCAAATCAGTATAACCAGAAAAATTGTTTAGCGTTACCGTTGACCCTGTCAGAGACGTTGTACTAATTAAAGTCATGCCACCGCCTGAACTCGGTGTAGCCCAAGTTGGAACTCCGCCCGAAACAGTTAGAACTTGACCGGTCGTTCCTACCGTTCGCTTGGCTAATGTATTGGTTGCCGATGCGTAAAGAATGTCTCCGGTTGCATAAGTCGTTTGAGCCGTTCCTCCATTTGTCGCGCTTACTGGAGTTGCAAGAGACAAAGTAACATCACCGCTAGTGCCGCCTCCGGATAAACCTGTTCCAGCCGTAACACTAGTTATATCGCCCGAGGATGCAATGGAAACCCAAGCAGAGCCGTCATAAACTTCTGTGGAATTTGTGTCTTTCAGATAACTGACCATTCCTTCAGATAAGACAGCAGACAACGCCGTTGTTCGAGCAGCAGCACTGGCGAAAACCATGACGACTTGCTCTTGTAAATAAGTGTTAACCTGAGCTGCTGTAAGCACGTCTCCCGTGTTAAACAGCTTGTAACCTGCTCCTGCCATTGTGTCTCCTTAGTAGCTCAGGACGTTCGTCCCTATTATACCGCTGATTGATGAATTTAACACGAATCCAGCCAATAAAGGCTCAGCCGTGAAAAGTGTGGTCATCCATGATGATTTCGTGATGTCATGGTGAATGCCGTTAATCAGGCTCGCTTGAGTGACCGAAGTATTACCCGGCATGGTCTTGGTAACAGTCACGCCATCAAGCAATTCAAGATCTACTCCAGCTTTAGGCTTGTTGGGGTTGACATCATCATAAAGATTGAGCTGGATGCTATCGATACGGATTTCAGGGTCTTTGCGGGTGGCAAGGATGCCCTGCGCCTGATTCAAAGCCTCTGTGTCTGTTTGTACCAAAATCCCTGTTCGATTGCCTGAATGTAAGAAATAAGTGTCAATCGATGTCTGGTCATAAGCGTTTTGTGCTGTACCGCCTGAGCGGGTTACTGTTATGTCATTTAGAATTTGAGTATCGTCATAGGCCACGACAGCATTGGTATAGGAAATATCTGACCCAGTGTCTGAGAAGGCGTACAAAGATGTCGCAGGACGGGTTATGAGATTGGTTCGACTTACGAAATCGGCTTGGCCTTGGGCATCAATAAAGAATCCACCGAACTCACTGGCCTCAACTGTCTGTAAAGCGTCCCAAGCCGTCCGAGTCGTGCCGGGGTCAGCTTGAAGCGTTGACTCGCCGGTATCAATGGATCGAAGGCTCACAGGAAAAGCTATTTCGTCCAAAATGGCATTAACACGAGCACCTGATAACTGACCTGCTGGCGTACCGGGAACTGTCGTAATACTGGAGCCCGCAAGCAATTTCGTGGCGTCTACGCAACGGAGAGTGACAGTTGATAAATCTTCGTTGCCTTGTCTAAATCCTGTGTCGTAATCGGTAATGAAGCCTGAAAATAGGTAATAGTCAACGCCCAAATAAGTCGCATAAATAATGATTTGACGGAGCGGCACGAGGTTGGGGTAATAGGCTCCGGCTGGATTCATAGGGTTCCAGTCGCCGTTTTGGTCATACAAAATGACATCTGCTGCACCGAACTCAAACTTAGACGTTATACGGTTACGTCCGCGGCGAATAGCCACCTTCGTTACTAAGTCTGTGACTTCAACCGGTAATACGCCTGAGCCAAGTCGATTCGTGCCTAGGATGCCCTTTGTTGCAGATCCTAGAATAAGCGGATTGGTCTCATAAGCCGTGTCAGAATCAAAGTCAACAAAGACTCTTAATGTAGGCGCAGCCATTAGATCTCAATCGAGCTTAGGGTAATGCGCTTACCTGTCTTTTGAATGCGATAAATGTTGTCAGTTATCATCTCAACAAGATCACCTTCGCTAATAACTGAACCGCTCACGTTAACAGTGACTTCCGTGATTGGCGTTGCACCAGCGGTCGTTGCGCTTATGACAGAAGCATCAAATTCAATGCTGGATGCTGCTAGGGCGTCTGAAGCTGCTCTTAATGAGGCTTCAGCATCGATTAGCGTTGAAATTGCCTCAGATTGAGCTGCTTCCGCTGCTGCGGCGTCTGCTGCTGCGGTAGCTGCATCAACAGCAAGTGCGGCGGCTGATTCGTCCAAAATGATTGCTGCTTGAGCAGCTTCTTCAGCGGCTTTAATTGCGGCTTCCGCCGCGGCCTTTTCTTCAGGAGTCGTTGCTGCTGCGGCGGCTGCTGCCGCTTCCGCTGCTGCTACGGCGGCGTCTGCCGCGGCTGCTTCGGCTGCGGCCTTGGCTGCTGCTGCATCACCCGCTGCTGCCGCGACTGCGGCATCCGTAGAAGTTGCGGCTGCTGATGCCGCTGGACTTGTAGCAGCTGCTATTGCTGCCGATGAACTGCTTGGTTTTGTAATAGCCGTAATTGACGCTGAGGAAATAGGTGTGAAGTTAGCAAGAAAATCGACCACTATTTTCTTTTGAGCAATAGCCAATAACTGTGCTTGGACACCGGTTAGGGTTGTTGTCCATTCAATAAAAGGATCATTGGCTTTAGGGAAAGTAATCAAAGATTCTGCCAACTTGCTTGTTTTATCCTGAAGAATAGTTAATTTGGCCAATAGTTCTTCGGCTTGATTCAAATCATCAGCCGCAATAGCAGCCTTAAGATCTTGAATGGTTTGAAGTTGTGCTATGCGATTACGTTCCTCATCGCTTAAATTGCCTTGAGCGGCGGCAGCCAATCCGATGCGCTCTAAATCAAACTTGGATTCCTTTTGCGCCAACATGGCCGTAATTTGACGGAGTCTCTTTTGCTTAGCCTGTTCCTTAGCTCGTGCTTTTTCAAGAGCTACAATTTTTGCCATTTCAGCACGTTCGGCTGCCAAGATTCGAGCATTTTCTTTTGCTGCCGCCATTGCTCCGGGTGCGCCGAGCGAACGAACCTTTGTGCCTGTAATTACTTCTTGACCGCGTGTTTTTACTCGTTCAAACAAATTGAGATTGGACATCAATTCGTTAAATTTATTAATCCAGCCACCTGCACCAGTAGCGGAAACATTCTTGTTTAATTGACCAATAACATCCGCAATACCGACTGCTATTTCACCAGCATTATCAGCTATTTTCTGAAATTGGTCACCCAGTGATGATAAATTTTTTCCATTTGTCAAACGAGAAATCGCTAATACAAGATCCTTGCCTAGAGACTCTTGGGCTTCATCTGCCGCTACTTTAAGGCGATTTATTTGCCCTTCATAGGTTGAAGCCGCCAATGCTGCTTGACCTGAGAATCTGCGGTTCAAACGAGCTAAGGCATTGTCAAAACTGATAGTTGATGCTTCTGACTTACCGATACCGATATTGAGTCGTGCCAATGAGGTCATTTGACCCATTTGCGCCTTGGCTAATGCATTACTGACTGTGGCTAAATCAAGTCCAGTACCGGCGGAGACATCCATGGCAATGCCAAGAAGTTTTTGAGCCTGTCCATAATCTAAAGTTGCCCTTGTTAGTGTGCCCAATGCGGGGCGAAGTTCTGTATCCGAAACTCCAGTAGCCCGTTGCAATTGATCTATAAAATCGTTGACGATTGCACCCTCAAAAGCCATTCCAAGGTTTTGATAGGTGCGCGTTAACTGTTTAGCAGCTTTATCATCTTCAGAAAATGCCTTAACGGCAGCTTTGCTGTATTTATATAAAGCCGCAACAGATAAAGCAGCTCCTAAACGCGAGGCTAATCGATCAAAAGATTTACCGAGACGATTTGTAGCCTTCTCTGCATCCGTAAAACCTTTTTTCTGAAATTCGCCATAAATCCGTACTTTGATGTCGCTCATGCGCTCAATGTCCACCTATCCTGCGTCATAATTTCATCTAAGGCAGAATTTGTTTTTTCGACTGCTTTCATAATTGCATCTAATGCTTTTCCTTGATTTTCTGCATAAGCAGCATAAAGCAAGCGACCACGGCTCATCGGATCATTATCATATTTCTTCAACTGGCCAACATGTTCGTTTAGACGTTCAATCATCATCATACCTGCATTGGGATTATTTGATTGAGAATCTTTAGTTGTACGCACAGTTATCTGACGTGGTCTAAAGCGTTTATTTATTGTCACTTCATGACTGGTAGGACGACCGAAAGCATTTTGCCTGCCCGCTGTTTCAATAATTGCGCCGACTGGAGACTTATTAAATAAGGTTGCTAAACTGACGAAACCTGATTGAGAACGTTTTGATGCTAAAGAATATGTCAAACCGGAACGTACAACTTGCGCGTCATAGCGTGGAAATTTGCCATATGATTTGCTCCAATTATTTTCTCCACCGAAAACGCGTTCAGGTACTCTTGACTTCGCAGAAGCTAAAACGGGCTTAATGGCGGCTTTAATTTCTTTGTCGAATTCTTTTTTGAGTTCAGGTGCATACCGAGCCAAAGCCTTCTTAAAGGCGACCGCGCCCTTTACCTCGACTGGCATTTTTCCTTGTCTCCGCCTGTCTCTTAATAACTTCGTAAAATGCTTTAAGCAAATCACGATCCATGTTGATAAATTCGCTAGGCGCGATGCCCGTGTGTATCGATAACTCAGCTATTCGATATGTGAATGCATCGCGCGTTAGCCATTTGGGGAGTCGTCACCCAAAACCTCAACAGATTTGAGGGTTTCGAGAAACTTATCCCCAAACGGAAACACGTCTGGAGCCTGCGCGCGGCGCAAGCATTCCCAAGCAAGCCAATAAATGTCCGATTGCTTTTGATCCTCACGAAAAGCCTTATAAAAGCCTTTCTTAGCGTACTGTTCAAAAGCATATTCAATGGCTGGAGTAATCTCGTGAGATGACTCTGTTCCATCTGCCCTAACTACTTTAAGACTTGCCATGCCCATTTCTCCTTATTTAGAAGGTACCTGCTGCATTAACAGTTAGCTTGGAGTTTAGCGTAAAGGTGATGTCCTGTGTCGCCATGTCTCCAACTGCTCCGTTAATTGGTGTGAGGTTGTTTACAAGAACATCGAACTCGTAAACTGGATTTGCTGCGCTTACTGCTGTGCCCTTTTCCTGAATAGCCTTGCAAGCGACAGTTGTGCCGAATGCGCCATTGAGAGTCTGAAGCACTTGAGTTGTTGCGGTGTCGTTCAAGAATGAAACTGTGAGTGAACCCGATTCCAAGCCCTTCACGAACTTGTGCGCGGTGTCTCCCATTGCTGTTACCTCAAGTTCATCCGCTGCATAATTGAGCGTAATTGAAGTAACGTGGTCGCTAAGATCAACAGCGTTAATCTTAAGACCGACTTTGTTGTTTAAGAAAATAGCCATTTAGGTTATTCCTCGTCTTTCTTAGCGGTTGCGGGTTTAGGTGCGCTTGGAGCTGCTTGACCAATCTTGATCAAGAAAGCCTCGCGCTCTTTGTCATTATCAGCCATTTTTTAGCTCCAATCGGATAGAACGCTGATTGATACTTCACCGGATAGCAGATCGCCTGCCGTGCCGGTCAAGACTGCGGGTGCGCTGAAGGTTCCAATTGTATAGGCAATTGATGACGCTTCTAGCTTATTCACAATATTAAGGTAAAAGTCCTCAATGTTTGTCAGGTTACCCTGATTGTCAAACATGGGAGCAAGCACAATAAGTTTGAAATTAACTTTTGGCTTGACTGTTTTGTAATGGTCGTTTGACGGCTCGATATAAGGATCGCCGGGCTGTACGACAATCGAATTAGCAAGCGGGCTAGCAGGTGGGAAAGAGAACACCTGCCAGACCGCATTATCAGCTAGCGCAGTCGCGATTGTTCCCCGTAGGGTCGTTATTGCGCTCACCCTACTTGACCGCCCGGTGCTAGGTGATCCGCAAGCAAGCCTCTAACGCGAGCCATGAGCGTATTGCCCATTCGATAAGGAGAAGGCTGAAAATCTGGTGAAATGCCGCCTGCGTTTGATGCTTGGCGGGCTTGCCATATGTCAACGGCAATCATGAGCGCAGCTTGATTGACTTCCGGTGTTGTCGAGTAATCAATCCCATTATATGGCCCAGTTACAAGTCCAAATGGACGAAGTTGAAAAGTGATTTGATCTGAAGCGGTTTTAGCAAAAGAAATCGTATATGAATCGGTTGCGGTGATTGTATAAGTCCCGTTGAATGTAGCTCCGCATTTCGTCAATGTAATACTTTGACCTACCGAAAATTGATGCAGAGATGAAGTTGTTATCGTGGCTACATTGTTTGCCAATTCGGTTGTGACTACATCGGCCGTGTTGAACCATAATTTATTCTTTACAATATTTTCGGACGCTTGACAAACATCTTCGATAGTGGCATCCGAATAAAGGTTGCCAATGCCAAGTGCAGCTCGAAGCTGAGCGACTGTTACATATGTGGCTGGCATTGTTTCCTTTCTATGTTAGCCCCGACCGCTAGGGCTGAGCGGTCGGGGTAACGATTGTCCTACTACGCTGCGTTATTGAACTTGAATGCGCCTGCGCCGACCTTTGTTGCAATCGCGCCATAGCCGTACATTCCGATTTCAACTTTGCCTGTTCCGACCTTTTCGGCGCGGAGTTGTAGGCGTGGTGATTCATACCATGTGTAAGCATCGCGGTTGACGACAATAATCGATCCGTCTGCTGTACCAGTCAAGGTATAGTCAACGTAAAGAGGAAGTCCGAGTAGAGTTCCTACGATTGAGTTAGGGGCAAGAGATCCACCTGCATTCTGTGGAGCTGCTGCGTTGAAAATTGGGCGATTCTGTGAATCTACCAATGCGGTCAAGTTGCTCCATTGTGTCGGTGAAACGATGACTCCGGTTGCGAACTTGAAGGTGTTTGTGTAGATGGATTCGCCTGCGCGGGCTACAAAGCCTGCGATTTCTGCGCCATCCCAAGGAAGTGTGATTGTTGTGCTATCGAGAGTTGCACCTGAAACGAGTGCGCTCTTGACTGCGGTGTTTGTTGCCTTTGCGTAAGCATCGCCCATAAGTGCGAGAAGCTCTGAAAGGAACGCTGGAGAAGTACGATCGAGAACTTCAACTGAGAATAGCTGCATTCCTGCGTATTTCTTGACGGTCACATCGAGATATTCGATTTCGGTCTGTGTGTCGTCAAATGCGCCACCCTCTGCTACTTCAGCAACAGTAGGAGCGGTCTTAACGCGTGGAATCTGGAACTTCATACCTGCGTCTGGAAGTACGCCGGAAGAAATTGCATCAATGCTTGGACGTGCGCCGGTTGTCTTCGGGTTGATAACTTCGGTCAACTGGCGAGTTGGAACTAGACCCGGCACATCGTTTGTGGTGTCGGTGTCTGAAGCTGCTGCAATCCATTGGCGAGCATCTTCGTCATTAAATACCGATGCTTTGATTGTGTTCTCAAGCATGGTAAGCGGAGTCACGTTGATTCGTGGCTTCGCGTAAATTGGTGCTGCAACTGTTGGGCGAGCAGCCTCTACCGCAGGGGCTTCGACCTTAGGCTCAACAGATGCGGTGTCTGGAGTATTCTCCACGACTGCCTCGCTTTCGTTTGTTGGGGTTTCTACGACTTCTTCTTCGGAAGCCGCTACGCTCAAAACTTCAGCACTTTTGAAGGCTGCTGCCTGCACTAGTGATACTTCTTTGAGCAAACTTGATTTAACGCGATAACGATCTTTGTCTTTCTTTCCTGCGATAACTTCTACGCCAACGGATAGACCGCTGCGGAGTTGTTCGCTTGCTTCGATAAGACTATCTGTGCCGCGTTGAGTATTAGCAACTTTGAAAGTTGCGTAAATGCCAGATTCGTCTTCGGTGAATGATACGAGACGACCGATTGGTTTTTTCGGATCATGTTCGAGTAAAAGTTTTGGCTTTGGATTTGTAGGAATCTCAATTGAGCCAGCTTCAAACACGACTTTGCCGACATTTGTGTAGCCGACCTCTGAATCGCCGAATGGAACGATCTTGCCCGTGATTGTGCGTTCCTCTGCGTTGCAGGTAATGTCGCTACTGAACTGAAGTAACATCTTGGTTTCCATTAGGGGTTAGATCTTCCATTTCCATTGCTTGTTCAACTGTGATCAAGCCAAGTGATAGCATTTTTTCAATGACGTTCAATCTTTCCATCGGATCAACCCGAAGGAATGCAGAATCAACGTCAAACTTTACGATATTGCCTCGCGCCGTTATATCATCCATCGAAAGTCGATCTTGAATTGCGTTGATGTACGGAGCGAGTGATAGCGCAACGAATTGCTTGCGTTCATCTTGAACATTCGCATAAGTCATCGAATTGTTCTGATCTGCCGAAATGTAATAGGCAGGAACGTTCATCATTCGTGCAATTTGAGTAGCGGTGTTTTGAATTGCGTCAACGAACATCATGTCTCGTGGACTGAATGAAGTCGGTTGATATTCGAGTGTGGATGTGAGATAAGCGGTGCTGCGTTGTTCGCGAGCCGCTTTCCAAGCTGCGAGAATGCCTTGGACTTCAGCAGGTGCTAGATCTGCACCAGTGTTTTTGATAACGCCTGACGGCATTGGAGTTGACGTTGCAACTCGCATCGCTTTTTCTAAATCAATTGCGCTGCGTAATGTGCGCGCGCCGCGTTGCAGAATTCCTTCATCTTGTGCTTGGAATGTTACAAGTGATCCAAGACCCGACATTGGAACTGGTGAACCATCGATTGTATATTGAGTAATGAAGTTTGTATTTGCATCAGTTGTGAATGAAACGCGACCGGGAGCAATCCATTCGAAACGAGCTGGACGACCATCATCAAAATAAACTTCGGTGACGCGCCAATACGCAACGCCGAAGAATAAAAGTGAATCAACAGTCCATGCAATCGTTACAGATCGTGGCTGTGAATTAGAAGGTTGTTCAAGCCATAGCGGCTTGCCCAATTCTTCACCGGTTGATTTCTTATAGAGTTCCATTGGTAACCCGCCAATGGTGCAAGCAATTAAGTTGCGGCATCGAGCAACGCTTGGAACTGACATCGCTTCATCACGGCCGACTGCTGTGAGAACGCCGGGAATATAATAATTGAATGAATCCGTCATTAATTGAGGCGCAGCTTGCGCTTCAATTTTCGCTGGACGGAAACGATCGAAAAGACCCATCGCTAAATGTTACCACAAAAATCGGACATTCCCGACATTTCAGACGATAATTTGTGGCTTACTTTGTGGCTTTAAAAGCTGGTGGACGACCATTGCCAAACTGATAGCCGCAGAAACGTCTCCGGCGGATTTTCTCCGCACAATCCGCCAGCCTGCGTCTGTTTCCTTAGCTGCGCAGTTATTCATGGAGTCCACCAAGCTCGATTGTCCGATGTGAACGATACGCGCGTTCACGAGCGCATCATATAGGTCAGAACACGCTTGGTAAAACACAGTTCCCGACATATCTTGGATTTTGTGCCCGGATTGGGCTAAACGCTCAGCCACGCTCATTGTGGAGTATTTATCAAAGCAAATCATTCGTGGTTTGTATTTCATAGCCCATTCGTTGACTTCAATTGCCATTTTGAGTTCATCGATAGC